CGACGCACTGCGCGAGCGTGTGCAACTGAGGTACGAGGGGCTGACCACTGCCGGGCCTCGAAACAGCTACATCCTGCATGCCCGTAATGCCTCGGGCCTGGTGGCAGATGCAACGGCCGAGAGCCCGGCCCCCGCCGAGGTGGTGGTGACTGTGTTGTCGCTTGAAGGCGATGGCGCGGCCAGCCCCGAGTTGTTGGCCGAGGTCGGCACTTACCTCAACGATGATGACCGGCGCCCGGTTGCTGACCGGCTGACGGTTCAGGGCGCCGAGATCCTGCCTTATCGAATCGACGCCATCGTGCACATGGCCGGTAGCGGCCCCGAAACCGAAGCGGCGCTTGCCGAATGCAGGGCGCGATTGCAAGCCTGGATCAATCCACGGCGTCGTTTGGGAGTAGAGGTGGCCCGTTCGGCCATTGATGCGCAGGTCCATGTCAGCGGCGTGGCTCGCGTCGAGATTCCAGGGTGGGAAGACATCCGGCCAACCAAGGCGCAAGCGGCATGGTGCTCAGGCTTTACCGTCACGCGGGGTGGCTGATGAAAAGTTTGCTTCCTCTCAACAGCACCCAACTTGAACGGGCTATCGAAGCGGCCATCGACGAAACCACCGACGTGCCGCTCAGAGCTTTATACAACCCGGACACTTGCCCGGCGCACCTGCTTTATCAGTTGGCTTGGGCATGGTCGGTGGATCGTTGGGACGAGGCGTGGCCCGAGGAGGTCAAGCGCTCGGTGATCCGTTCTTCGTTCTACGTCCATGCGCATAAGGGCACCATCGGCGCCCTGCGGCGGGTGGTGGAGCCGTTCGGCTACCTAATTGAGGTGGTCGAGTGGTTCAAGACCGAACCCATGGGCGTGCCAGGGACGTTCGCTTTGAAGATCGGCGTTTCCGACGAAGGTATCAGCGAAGAAACCTATCAAGAACTGACGTGGCTGATCGACGACGCCCGGCCAGTCAGTCGCCACCTATCCGGCCTGGACATCGTTTTAGAGGCTCGCCTCGACGCCTTCGTGGGGTTCGCCGTTTATGACGGGGATGAGATCGATGTTTACCCCTGGAGCAATCCCGATATCGATGTCGAGGTGCAGGGTTACGGCGGCGTCGGCCATTACATAATCGATGAATTGGATACCTACCCTTATGGTTGATAAGAACACCATTTTTGGCGGCATGCTGACCACGTTGGGTGCCAACAAAAAAACCAATTGCGATGCCCTGGGTATTCCCTGGGAGCCCAAGTACATGCTGATTGGAGATGCGAACGGCACCGACCCGGTGCCAAGCCCCTCGCAAACCAGGCTGATCAATCAGGTCTATAAAGCCCAGCTCAATCAGCTCCGAGTATCGGAGCAGGACGCCAACGTTCTGATCGCCGAGTTAGTGTTGCCGCCCGATGTGGGTGGCTGGTGGATTCGCGAGCTGGCGTTGGAAGACAAGGACGGCGTCTTTTGCGCCGTCTCTAACGTGGCGCCTAGTTACAAGCCGCTGCTCGAGCAGAACTCTGGTCGCAATCAAGTGGTGCGGATGCACATCATCACCAACGGGACTTCGAATATTCAATTGAAGATCGATCCGTCGGTGGTGCTGGCGACGCGGCAGTACGTTGATGACTCGATAAAGAACGTGCTGCCAGCGAACAAGACACCTGGTGAATACACGAGGGTCAAGGTCAACAATCGAGGGGTCGTAACTTCTGGCGAAAATCCGGAAACGTTGGCTGGGCTCGGAATTAAAGACAGTTACACCAAGAGCGAAATCGAGGCGATGATTGCCCAGGCATCTGCATTGCCTGTGGGCGCGACTGTGGCGTTTCCGCTGGACAAGGTTGCGCCTGGTTTTCTGGAACTGGACGGTAGCGTCAAGAGCGCTGCCGTCTATCCCGATCTGGCGGCGTTCCTTGGGACGGCCTTCAACAAGGGCGATGAGGACGCTGGCAATTTCCGCTTGCCGGAATCTCGCGGTGAGTTTCTGCGTGGTTGGGATCACGGTCGCGGCGTAGACCCGGATCGTGTTGTTGGTAGCTCTCAAATCGATGCACTGCGTGATCACTATCACGCTGTTCTTTCATCCGAGGTTGGTTCTGTTGCGGCGCCGGTAAGCGGCAACGTTGTCGGGAGCGCTACCAACAATCTAAACGCAACGTACAGAGCTGCCGGCACGAGTGTTTTGCCAGCAACCACTACTTCCCTAGTCCAGGGGCCGGTAGCGGCCAGATTCGGTCCGGAAACTCGTCCACGCAACTTGGCGGTCGTGTGGTGCATCAAGGCATGGAATGCACCAATCAATCAGGGAAACATCGACATTGCTGCGCTCGCGGCGCTGGCGACTCAGGCCACTGAAATAAAGCTGGGCACAGCCAAGATCGCGACGCAAGCTCAGGCGGATGCAGGCGAGGATGACGGCACTATCGTCACCCCGAAAAAAATGCGTTGGGGTTTCACGTTCTCCAAAACCGTCAATGGCTACTTCGTGTTTCCGACGTGGCTCGGTGGTCTGATTATTCAGTGGGGCACGACGACAACTTCGCCAAGTGCGGATTTGGCTATCTCCTTTCCGCTTAACTTTCCCACTCGCCTTGTGGCCATCAATGGGACGTCCTACATCGGCGGCGGTCCGTCGCGAGACACCTGTATCATGCTTCGAACTGACGGGGTTGGGAAAACTGGCTTTAGTGCCGGAGCCTATCTTTCAGGCACTCGGGTCGCTGAAGCTTTTTATTGGGTTGCTTTTGGCTGGTAAGCCGGGGGATATCGTGGGTACTAAATTTATCCATTTTGACGAAGCTGGGAATCTCATTGGCCGCTTCGATTCGGCGGTGCATGGCGCATCGATTCCGGCGGATGCGGTTGAGGTTGGCGATGAGCTTTTTGTCAGAACCTTCAACGAAACCGATGGGCTTTGGCGTCTGGTTGATGGCGAAGTGGTCAAGGGTCCGCTAGCCGAATGGGTGCCGGATTATGGGCAGATGGTGGCTGTCGAGCGCTACAAGCGTGAGGCGACCGGCGTAAATGTAGATGGTCTGCAAATCGAAACGACCCGCGACAGCCAGGCGCTGATTGCCAGTACCGGATTGTCCGCCGTCCTCGATCCAGAATACCGCTGCAATTTCAAGGCGGTCGGCGGGTTTGTCGAGATCGGTTCGGCGCAAATCATCGCGATCGCCAAGGCGGTGCGGGCACACGTTCAAGCCTGCTTTGACCGCGAGCTGACGCTGCTGCGCGCGATCGAGGCAGGCGAATACCGCGATGAAATGCTGACCGAGGGCTGGCCTGATTCGGCCGCATCCAGAGGGCCGGATCCGGGCCCGACAGAACCCACTTAAACGCCCCGCACTGACGGGGCGTTTTCTTTTCCGCTTCATCACAAACAAAAGCCTCGCACTGCGGGGCTTTTCCGTATCTGGAGAATCTATGAGCTTCTTTCATGGCGTGACCGTCACGAACGTTGATACCGGCGCTCGTGTCATTGCGTTGCCGTCGTCCTCGATTATCGGCCTGGTCGACACCTTCGTGCCGGCGCCGGCCTACAGCGCACAGCCGAATGACCTGGTGATGATCACCAATGAGCGCGAAGCGGTGGCCGCCTTCGGTCCTGACTCGGCAATGACCAAAGCCTGCCAGGCCATCTACACGCGAGCCAAGGCGGTGATCGTGGCTTGCGGTGTGGCCAAGCTGGAGAATCCAGCCGAACAAACCTCGGCGATCATCGGCGGCGTACAGGCCAACGGAAAGCGCACCGGCCTGCAGGCGCTGCTGGACGGCAAGAGCCGGTTCAACGCGCAGCCGCGGCTGTTGGTAACTCCCAAGCACAGTGCGACACAGGCTGTCGGTACTGCCCTGGTCGCGCTGGCCGACAAGTTGCGAGGGCTCGCCATCCTCGACGGTCCGAATACCACCGATGAGGCGGTGATGGCCTACGCCGAGAACTTCGGCGCCAAGCGGGCGTACCTGGTTGATCCGGGCGTGCAGTATTGGGACACCACGGCGGACGCGACGGTTGACGCGCCGGGCTCTGCCTGGGTGGCGGGCTTGTTCGCCTGGACCGACAGCGAATACGGCTTTTGGGCTTCGCCTTCGAACAAAGAGTTCGTCGGTATCACCGGCACCTCCCGCCCGATTGAGTTCCTGGACGGCGACGAAACCTGCCGGGCCAACCTCCTCAACAACGCAAACATCACGACGATAATTCGCGATGACGGTTTCCGCCTGTGGGGCAACCGCACCTTGTCGAGCGATCCGAAGTGGGCGTTCGTCACTCGCGTCCGGACGATGGACATCGTCATGGACGCGATCCTCTACGGCCACAAATGGGCGGTCGACCGTTCCATCACCGCGACTTACATCAAGGACGTGACCGAGGGCCTGCAGGCGTTCATGCGCGACCTGAAAGCCCAAGGCGCAATCATCAACTTCGAGGTGTTTGCCGATCCGGAGCTCAACACGGCCAGCCAACTGGAGCAGGGCAAAGTGTTTTGGAACATCCGCTTCACCGACGTCCCGCCGGCAGAAAACCCCAACTTCCGCGTAGAGGTCACCAACCAATGGCTGACCGAAGTGCTCGAC